AAAAAATTTGAAGAGAAAAGTAATTTTAAATTAAAAGCTCTAATTGTGGGTGTTGATGGAGAGGATAAAGGTTTCTCTATCAATAATATACTATCTTTTACCTACATTGAGGATATCAAGAGTGCATCTATTCAAATGTTCATATCATTAACAGATACTAATGATGGTGTTCTGTCACAGATATCTGGTATGGAACCAGTGTTCATTCAGTTTGAAGATAATGAAGGTAATACTTTTGCTAAAAATTTCATGGTATATGATATACAAGCAAGAATGATACAAGATGGTAAGTCAAAAGGAACGTTAGTTTGTTGTAGTCCTGATTTAATTAACAATGCTGCCACTAAAGTCTCTCGTAGATTTGGTGCTGGTGGAGGAAAAACCATAGACAAAATAGTCAAGGAAGATATACTAGAAGAAATTTTAACAACCACTAGAGACATTGATGCTCGTCCAACTAAAAATACATTCTCTTTTATATCTGCATACTGGTCACCATTTACAATAATAAATTACTTAGCATCTAAATCTATACCTAAGGAAGATAAGGACTCCAAGAATGCCAGTGCTGGTTATGCATTCTATGAGAATGCTGATGGATATAATTTCCGTTCATATGATAGTTTTTGTAAGGACAAATACAAATACAAATGCATTGTTGGTTATGAAGAACCTGCAGAGGAGAAACCTGATCCACAAATCATAGCAGTGAGTTCAATTAATATTGTAGAGAACGGTGATATACTAATGGGATTGAACATAGGTTCTTTCAATAGTAAGGTAATGACATTTGATATGAAGGACTTAGGATATGAGGAATTTGATTTTAACATACATAAATATTACAGCAGTGTTCCAAAGTTAAACGGAGATGTTCAACTCCCAACTTACTTTGATAAATTTAAAAAGAACACAGTTCCCACTAGAATCATGTCTAAAGTTGTAGACACCGCACTATACACTGAGGGTAAGTTCACACAGGATATTACAAAGTTACTTTCACAATCCAGTTTAAGGGAAAAATTATTTTACAATAAAAAAGTTGAAATAGAATTTGTAGGAAATATTTTACCTAGAGTAGGAGAGATTGTAGAACTCACTACTTACAGAGGAAAGGAAAGATCATTAGACACAGCAAACAGTGGGATATATGTTATAGGTAGAATTGAAAGAGAATTTATCTCTAGTAATGATCGTATAACAACTAAAATGACACTATTCACTGATAGTGCAGGTGATGTTACAAATACATCGCAAACTCTTGATAACTCAGCTGAGGACATAGTTAAGTAATGTTAGAATCAACCGCTAATTTTATCGGAAAGGACGGGTTCAACTGGTGGGTTGGACAAGTCGAGAATACTGGTGCGGGTACAGAAGAGTTTCCAGAAGATCGTGATGAAACTAATAAAGCTAAAGTTAGAATTTTAGGGTATCATAATCCAAGCAAAAAAGAACTATCAAGTTACGATTTGCCATGGGCAACTGTGATGATGCCCAATACTGCATCGCAAAGATCTGGTATTGGTATGAACCACCAGCTACAAGTAAACGGCTGGGTGGTTGGATTCTTTATGGATGGTGCAAGTGCACAGATACCTATAATCGTAGGCACAATCGGTGATGAGAACCCAGATGGTGCATATGAAGTAGAAGATACTGAAGGTAAACCGTTTCCTAAGCTGGTAGCTGGTGACTATGATCCTAAAGTTCATGCAGGTGATGGAAGTGGAACTCATAGTACAGGATCTAATGTCAGAGAAGATGAAAAGACAGGAGTATTAAAAGGGGTAGAAGAAGGTGGAAAAAGTGGAGAAGGTGGAGAAGCAGAAACTAGCACTGTAAATGAAAGAAAAGTTGTAGGAGAAGCTATTAGTGATCTTGGTAAGTTCGTAGAGAAAGATAAGTGTTTCTCTGTAAATCTGGCTGAGGGTAAGTGTGGAGGTGAACCATCTACTAAGATAGAAAACGTAATTAATGAGTTCATGAAGTTCGCTCGTGATATTGACCAGAACGAGGTTGGTGAATTTATAGACAAGAATACAGGCGATGTTCTCGATGTTGCTTTTGAGGTCAAGAACTCTGCACTTAGAATCAATAAGAAATTAAATGGTTTAACTAAGAACATTAAAGGTGTGGTAATGAAAGAAGCTGACCTCTTGATCAAAGATAAGTTAGATGAGATTGCAATACCAGAACCAAAAGGAGCAGCAGCTATTAAGAAGCAGCAACTTGGTCTCCAGAAACTTATTAACTGTTTGTTCGATACTCTACTAGATGACATAAAAGATTTTATTGAAAATTTACTCAAGGATTTGTTAGAGAAAGCACTTGATAGTGCTCTATGTTTAATACAAGATCTTCTTGGTCAGATTATGAACAAGTTAATGGGTCTGATTGATAAAGCATTAGCAGCAATAGAGGGTGTAGTTTCAGCTATCAAAGGTGCTATGGATATGATTGAAGGATTAGTACAAAATATTGCTGATCTTCTTGATCTACTCTGTGATGGAGAATTGACGTGTGCAAGTAAAGCATCTACATATGAAACATGTCATGGACCTAAGAAAAGAGGTAGAGATGCAGCAGATGATAAGACCAGTCAGTACGCAGTTCAACCGCCATCTGCATTCACACCTATTTCTGGTGATATTAAGAATGGTAAAGTTGCTGGTACTTACTTAGGACAAAATGTATTGTTTGATCCTAATAATGGTGGAATATCTCCACTTGCAGGTAATACATCTGGATTTACTGAGAAAGACTTTGACACTAGAGGACCTATAGCAAAGTTTGAAGACTTTAACTTCACTGCTAGTGATGGTAGTATTCCATCTGAAAGTTTGAATTGTTCTAACTCTATATTCAATAAGAAACCATGCTTCCCAGAAATGGTATGGGATAACTTACAATCAACCACAATTGTTAAAGCATTACCTATTGTTGATGACATTGGTTCTATACTTGGTGCATGGGTGAAGAAGAAAGGTAAAGGAGTTCCTTTAGAAGCACAAGCTCGTGCAATGTTTACATGTAATGAACCTGAGGGAGGTGGTGCTGAGTTTAAACCTAACATTCAAAATGGTAAGATTGAATCTGTTGCTGTTACAAATCCTGGTATAGGATATGGATTTGATCCTGCTGAAACATTCTGCCCCAATGAACAGTATAACTATGTCATCCCTAAGGGTGGACTCGCTAATGAGGTCAATGATGGCGATCTTTTATATCTAGTTGCCTATGCTGATGGTACAGAAGATACAACAAATCCTGATGTGATGCAGGTCGTTGATGTTGAATATTCTGAGACTCAAATCCTCGTTGCAACGATTGATAAGACATTTGAACCAAGTGTAGAAGTTGGAATGAAACTAAAAACAAAGACTAACTATGAATTTGTACTTAACTTTAGTGAGAAGTTCCCTGATCTAGTAGTACCCCCAGAAGCAAAAGCAGTGTACGCTAATTGTGGTGATCTGATTCCTGTTGTTGAGGACGTACAAACAATTAATGTTGGTAAGGATTATAAAGAACCAGTCATTACTATCGGTAAAGGTCCTAAAGAAACAGAAATAGGTAAGGCTGATGTTGATGATAAGGGACAGATAATGAAACCTGTTATTACTGAGACCGTCCTTGGTTTTGTTGTACCAAAAGTTAAGGATACTAAAGGTGGTACTGGCGGTGGTGCTGTAGTTGTGGTAACATATCAGTTTGTAGGACCTATCAAAGCGAAGGAAATACTATCTAGATTACCTACCGCACAAACCTACATAGATTGCGTGGGACATCCCATGTTAGAGAAATGAGTTTAAAAAGATTTAGTGGTGGGTCGGAAACGTCCAATAATACACCAGACAATCCAATAATGTGGCCACATAACTGGGTTCAAGCAACCTCGTGTGGTCATTTCTTAGAGATGAACAATACCAGAAATGGTCAAAGAATAAGGTTAGTTCATGGTAAGACTAAGAACTATATTGATATGGATGTTAAAAAGAACACCCAGATCAAATCCCATAAAGATTTTATTGTAAGATCTGATAGGAATACAGTTTTTGAAGTCGGTAAGAACCCTGATTCTGACATGATGACTCTAACTGTACGAGGTGACTTGAGAATATATGTCGAAGGAGACACACATTATGAAGTCGAGGGAGATTTTAACCATAGAGTCAATGGTGAATACAAACTCACCGTTGGTGGTAACATATTTCAAGAGACTAAATCTAATTACTCATTGAAGTCAGAAGGTGGTGAGGTACGAATCCATTCTGCTACATATAATAACGAGGGTACGTTCTATAACTCTCATTTTAAAACTATAGAACAAAAAACGGATAAATTCCATACAATAGAACAAACATCAAGTACAGGTGCTATTAAAATAAAAACTGAAGGTGTCATGGGATTTGACACTCAAGGCACTAAGTACGATTGTGTTCAAGGTAATGAATATCATACCGTTTTTGGTAAAGTCGTAATGAATGTATTTGCTAATGATGCAGATGACATTGAAGGTGGAAACTTCGTCTCTGCAATTAATGCTCCACAATCCCAGAGTTATTATATTAATGTACACAGTGGTGATATGCAAACTTATGCAGCTGGAAATATAAATGTTATCGCAGGTGGCAACATAGATATGGATGCTACTGCAATATACTTGAATTGAATGTAGATTTCAATTAACACAAATGACTTTTCACATGTCAGTAACAAAGCAAGAAGCAAATTTTTTAAAAGACATTCTTGCAAAACATTTAGACGATTAC